AATCAATTCCACCTCGATTTAAACCTGCAGGTGCGAACCATGGATGTGATACTTTGTCATTGAATGCAAAGACTCCACCCATTACGGTTGATGGTGGTACCCATACGTTCTTATTTACTCCCAGATCAGCTATCTGAACCCAAGGCCAGTACACTGCTGCGTAGCTGGAATCCCGAGTTTCTGCTTCCGTAGTAACAGTACTGAGTGCACTGTCGAACGGTACTGGATCCACAATCACGAAACAATCACCCCGATTTTCTGCCATGTCTATGGCTTTACTGACCAGGTTTGTTCCATTTGAGAATGAATCACACACTCCAGGCATGAGAAGTAGATTGATATCATATTCATCTTGATTCCCTAGTAGATTGATTGCATCCTCGTAAGCGGTCTTACCAGAAGCGGCTGTCCCCAAGGTGAACCCTTGAGTGTTTGAATCTGTAATGTTCTCATAAAACTTGTATCCACCAGCATGTGCTGCTGTTCCGGCTTCATCACCGAGAGAATTAAATCCAGCATATCCGGATGATCCATTATAAAAAGATCCAGAATTCAATCCCGGTAATGATGCTGAAAAACTGTTGACTCGAAGATCACCATTTTCATTTAAATACTTAGGTGTCTCGTTTTTAATTTCAACTCTGACGTATTTCGATCTATTCGGATAAGATCCACTCTGTTGGATGTACGGACTAGATGTTCCGGAACCCTTTAGAGTGAAACTCACATCACCGATCACTTTACCGATGAAATTGCTCTGCATGGGATCTAAACTGATATTGCTGTACGATTCGAGTGAATTTTTTCTCTTATGGGAATCATCACCTCTCCGGATGTTCAGAGAGAATGTTCCTTTCTTGACGTTCTGTGACGTAACTTCCCATCTGAGGTTGTCAGCCGATCCACTCTTTAGAACATTATTTGCCAACATTACTGGATTATCTGCTTGTGCTACAACATCAGCTCCACCGTGGGGAGAGATATTATTATTCATCTCCGCTCCGTGTGAGAGTGTGTGTAATAAGAAAGATGCACTGTCTTCCGAAAATGGTGCTGTGTTAGCATTATGAGTAGCCTGATGCCAACTCCCTGTGTGGGAATTACTTTCATTATCCGTTCCCACAGGGACGATGGATTTCGCTGTACTGACAGCACCTGCAAGAATCCGGATCACCGTTAAAGCGTTTCCGTGTTTGAGGTATTCCCGTGCAGTCAGACTGGTCATGTAAGAAAATGGTTGACTTCCTGACATGAATGTGTCTCCAAATTTTTGAATAAATTCTGAGTAACTGCTTACAACTACCGGTTGGTTAGCCGGACCTTTTACGGTTGGTCCGATCAGAGCAGCGCCAATATCTCCGATTGCTGCTGGTAAGAATGATTGGTCTATCTCATTAGTAAATACACCGGGACTGATAACTTTTTCGCTTGACGCCATTTTGGTTCTCCATTAAAAATAAAAAAATCTTGAGGGTATAGTGATATCACTTATAAATATATTTAAAATAACCAAACAATCAGATTATCTGAATTATTTATCTGTCGTCGTACGCCTAGTTGCCCGTTTTTTTCTAGGCTTGCGCGCTGGCTTTTTAGCTGCTGGTTCTGGTGCCGGAGCTGGTGCCGGAGCTGGTGCCGGAGCTGGTGCCGGAGCCGGAGCCGGAGCCGGAGCTGGTGCCGGAGCTGGTGCCGGGGCTGGTGCCGGGGCTGAAGCGGGTCCTGGTGCTGGTGCACCTGGAGCTTCCGGAGCGGCTGGTGTGAATGTACCAGTCTTCTGATCTAATACACCTTCGCCGTACTTTTGATTTATCTCTCCAACCAAAATCGCTTCTTCGCTTCGAATTTTTTCAAGTTCCTCTTCAAGTTGTTCTCTGGTTTCATCTAGTCGGCCCAACTGCTCTTCTAATTGTATTTCAGCTACGTGGATCTGTCCAAATGCCAACTGGAGATCTAAATGTCTCTGCTGAACTGCTTTGATCTGATTCATCTCTTCAGTGGTAAAGCTCTGTGATTGGGACGTTTGTGCGGGATCTATCATGGATAACCTCTATTAGTTACTTATATATATGTATGTATTGTTGAAAACCTATTACTTTTTAACCTGATATTCTGATGCGTTTCCTTCAAAACCAAACACTGTCTTTCTTGGGGTGAATGTTTTATTCATTTCAGCTGTCGTCCCCAGGACGTTTGATGTGAATTCTGGAATCACATATGCTTTGATCGAAACGGTTAATTCACTCCTAACCAGACGTTCCCCATCAGCATCCATTTCAGTTGCATCAGTGATCCCTCCATCCAGAGATGATAGGAACTTATAATCCGTCGTATCGCCAAAATAGGTCTCTAAGTGCTCCAGAAAGAGTTCATTGATTGCATTCATCTGTTCCATGTATGCGGTCATGATGACTACACTGTACGTGCAAACGACAAAATCTGGCATCCCGGTTGTGATGATTTCAGTGACGGGAGTTTCTCCCTGTAGGACTGAGAATCTATCGTATCGGTTCTTGGCAGACCACTTGCTGGACCGATCCACTTTGATGAATTCACCTCTCGTGTCATGATCAAATGAAAGCGGCATATTATCATTGAAGCTGACGTCGGACCGCTTCACAATAATCACCGGTAAGATGATGACATTGTTTCGGTCTCTGAGAACTCCATTTCCTCTTACGGATTTCCATCTCTCTTCATTCCCATACAGGACAGGAACCTTTAACATCTCATTTGCTTCACCGACAGTTGGCTTCATTACACGTTTGATGTGATTCATGAAACTGGTATCGATGTCCTTCAGTGTGATACTAAATCCCTTACTGAAATCCTTTCCGGGATTGACTGATACTCTGGAGTTCCCTACATCGGTATTACGGAATGATTTTTGCTTTCCTCGGTTGATCTTCTGAGAATTTGTGGATTGATTGTTCGTTATGGGTTTTACTGCCATTATGGTTTCCTCAGAGCTTTCAGTTGAGCCAACTTATTATTCACTTTACCCTTGCGTTCTTCAGACTGAATAGCTGAATTATCGATCCCACCAATCGCGATAGCTCTCGGGATATCAACTTCCACAGAAGCTGGTTTACCAGATACGGTCGACCCTAACTTGCCGGCAATCAGATCAGCCAGTTCTGAGACGTCAATGTTCTCTCTGGGTGCGGGATCCCCATATAGGTTCGTGGGTGAATCTTCTACGACCGGTTCGGGTGCCCGGCTGGGTGGTGCGTTCCTGACTACGAGTCCGTTGTTGAGTTGTTGTACAGCCATTATGTTCTCCGCTCATTCTCCATATCCGACCACGTTGGTGTTCCTGTTGGTGGTAGACTGTTTATTGAACTATCAATAGCAGTTCCGTGTAAAGCATTAGTTAATGTTCCGTGATGACCATATCCTGATAAATCTTCTACAGTTGTTCCACTACCTTCACTAAATCTCCAATATCCTACAAGACCACTTCCACCTGAATCTTTATGGTTATAATCAGTTTTACCATCATATACAGCTGCAACCCAATCGGCATCTTTAGCTTCTTTATAAATAGCTATTTCATCAAGTCCACACGCCTGTCCGTTGTTATATTTAATGTTACCACGGCCTGTTTCTGAATCCGTTCCTGAAGCTAGCACTGCTCTCATACCAAAAGACACACCATGAGCCAAATCATCACCAGTCCTTGTCCAATTAACAGACTCCTTAGTTTCACCAAATCCACCATATATGTGTGTACCATTCACATATATTTTACGCAACATATTTCCATCACCATCAGGATTATCAGTACCTACATATGTTACTGCAATATGCATCCAAGTACCATCTTTTAATATTTTATAATTATCATCTAAAAAAGTTGATTTTAAATCATCATTATCTGATACGTCAAGCATATTTTCCCACGATTGAACTAAGGTACTTGCACCTGTACCGAAATATGGTTGATCAGCATCCTTTACACCAAAATCAAATCTAGCACTATTATGTGCTTTCCATGAAATATGAAATGAATCACCATATGTTTCGTCTGGTCTAAACCAATAAGCCACAGTAAATCCTGATTCTGCAAGATGTTTTCCTGAACCATCAGGGTCATTAGGCATAAATTGTGTTGATACTAAATCTCCTCGAGCTCCATCTGCATTATTACCTGTAAATGATAAGAAATAATTCTTAGCAGGTGCATCTCCGCCTCGTGTTCTGTATCTGTTGTGGTAGTAATCTAAGTCTCTGTAGTGTGCATTTCTGTCTACCAAAGCATTGCTGTATTCGAACACCTTTCGGGCTACGTTTTCACTTATCCGAAATAGATATTTACTCTCTGGTATCTGTAGCCATCTGTCCCAACTCAGCTTTTGATTGCCCTGTTTTTGTCTTGAAACGGCTGTCAGTGTGGGGATTAAATTTGAGCTATCTCTTTCAATCTCCTCAACAACTGTTTGAATTTTAGTATCCTTGGAGTCATTCAACTCTTCCAGAAGAGTGGTATTCTCTTTTTTTAACATTACAACATCATTAGCCAGCTCAGAAATTGCTATCTCTAAACTGTCAATGGTTCTTTGTTTATCATCCATCTGCTCTCGATGATGATCTTTTATAGATTTTATATCACCCGCGGGTACACGTTCAGTCATGACGTTCAATCTTTCATGGAGCTTTTCTCTGTTATCTGTTTTTCTTTCATCCGGAATTGCAGAATGGCTGAATTTCTCTTTCAATAATTTGTTATCTGCTTTTTTTGCCTTTTCTGCACCCGGATGTGCAGAGTGACCAAATTTCTCTTTCAATAATCCTAAGCTCATTATCTTGGTCTCTCTTCAATCTGCAGGTTAGATAGTCTGGAGCGATTGGCTATCACTTTAATCATGTGTTTGAATGCTTGATGACCTCCAATCAGAGTCGGTTCAGTTACGTTGTTGATCTCCCAGTAAAAATTATTCCAATCACAAATGTCCCCAAGTTCGGGAGCAAAATTTGCCTCATCTAGCGTGTTTCTGTGAAAGTACAGTTCAAGGTTGGAATTTAAATCTGATCCTGCATCGGTCTGATCATATGTCGGTTCCTCCCACGAAATCAGACAGTTTACTCGAAATCCTACCTGGTAATGCTTTATTGGTGCCTCCCCGTACAGGTTTGTCTGTGTATTCTCCAGAGACACTTTATAAATATCTACATACTGACCCAGTATGTCATCGATGAGCTCTTCATTCATAGCGTCCATCAGATCGACCTCTTTTTGAGGTATGAAGAATGGTCTATAAATAGCCATGATGTTATCCTATGAAGATCGTCAACGGAGCTCTACTGAGAACCTGTTGATTCGAAGTAGCTATCTCTGCTTCCGCTGTTGCTCGTTCGCTTAGCGAGATGCTGTCCAGGAATTCTTTCAATTCCTCCAGTAGAGAATCCTTCTCTTCTCTACCTTCAGCCTTTAACGCTTCACCATCCATACTGACTTCTCCACCTGGAAGCGGTAATGAAGCATATTTACTTCGGATTATCCCCAACAGTTCCTTCGACAGTGCAAGTGTATACTTTCTGATCCATTGCCGTCCAGTAGAGTTTATTTCCTGATATGGTAAAAACTTATAGGGCGCGTTGCTGGGATCGGATACTCTTCCCTGAGTTGTTGTGTTCGTTGTTGAAGTTAAGTCATCTCGAACGTAATAGTGGAACCAAATCTTATCACTGGCATCTGTTGCTGTCGGTCTCGGAAAAATTTTTAATTTGTTATCTGCAATGTGGAATGAATATGCGGATTTTCTTATCAGATCGTTTGTTTCAATCGCCTGAGCTCTGGAGATGTCATATGATATAGGTCGCATAATATATGAGACTGCTGGAGCAGTATTACCCATACCGAACGCATCCAGCATATTGCGCTGTTCAAACGATCCTGCAAAGGGATCGTAAAATCTAGTTATTGCAGATGGTCCTTGATTGAATACACCCTGAATGACTAATCTATTGCCACTCTCGGATGCTTCAGCCCAGGTCTGTAGGTCATATTCCTGTTTGTTCTTCACCATCGAAACTGATCCACTCTTTAAATGAACGTCTCCTCCAACACCAGCAAATGTTCCGTATGTATCGCTCATGTGTACCGCAGTTCCCAGGTTAGAACTGATTGGATCGTTGCTTCCAGTGGACCCCAATGTGGATCCGGAAAGTTTGTTGCTGGTTCCGTAGTGTTCCCACATCCAATTCTTCATGTTGTAATTATTGATGTGAGTGGAATACTCACTAACGGCTTCTTCAAAGCAAGCATATATGCTACCGCTGTAGATCTCCAGTTGGAGTACTGGGTGTCCTAGCCGTCTAGCGGTCCACTTGGTAACTGTGAGACTATCTGCTTGGAAAATGGTGTCCTCATCGTATATCCCATACGGTGTACTACCACTAGCATGGTTTGATGGATCTGAGTATGTGTAATTAAATTTTGACATTTATGTCTCCGTCTGGTAATAAATATCGTCACCAGATATAAAAAAGGGATAGAATAAATCTATCCCTTTTCGGGTTTAAAACATTTTTAACTTTACTTAACTGAATATGATGTATCCGTTGAAGTGAGAACGTCTATAGCATTCATTATATGTCGTGCTTCTTTTAATGTGTATGCTCCGTGCTGTTGTGCTATATGACAGGCTTCTACTAAAACCTTTATATTTTTAAATATTTCTTCATCTCGTTGATCTCTTTGTCGGATTTCATCTCGATCTTTAATACGTAATATTTCTTCTGGTGTTAAATCTTTTAATGCCATTTTGTAACCTCCAATTTATTTATAAAACTATAAAATAAAAAAGGGGTGAAATCTCACCCCCTTTTATTATTTGTAACGTCTTTAAGGATTGTTCTTACTACGCGGCTGTAACAGTGCCAGTATTAGTACTAGTACTTGTTATATCAAGCGTTTCAATTATCCACATAAATTCACCTTGTGCAGATGCGTTTGTTGTTGCGATTAAATTGAAATATAATGTTCTTGAAGCTGAACTACCATGCAATCCTGCTGATGCATCGCCTACCGCAACAAGAGCCACTTCTTTACCTAATCCAGCTGCTAGTGTTGTACCACCATCAAGGATTGTATCCGTTGATGTTGCAACAATTTGAGCTCCTGAACTTGATGTACCGACTTCATATCCAATATCTCCAGAAGAGATAGTAGGAGCTGATGTGACTACGACCCAAATTCTAGTTAACAATGTATTAGCTGGTTGTGTCCATGACACAACAGAATCGTCCGAGTCAACCAGTGCATGACCTGTGATTTTGTGTAATTTACACTGACCGGTACTATCATCCTGAGCAACATGAGCTGCTAAGCGATCGCGATTGTCTAGATTATAAGTTATTCCCTCAAATGCTATTTGCTGTTTTATAGCCATTTTGATTTCTCCTATTATGAATGGGGGTCCCAATGGACCCCCAATCAGTTAGTTAAGGATTATAACTGGTCCAATGCGTCAACATAGATCTTACCATAGAACTCAGGTCTGATCATCTTCTTAGCGTAACGCGTCATTACACCCTTACGTGGAGTAAAATCATTAGGATCGTACACCAGAGGAGTCATGATTAACGGAACGTAAGGAGCATATACAGCACCAGTTTCCAGGAAGTTGGATCCACGATAACCCATCAAGATGGTATTTTCATCCATGTATGGGTTCTTATAAACCGTAAAACGGTTCGTAAGAGCACCCACCTTCTGAACGCCCATCGCGAAGGAGTTTTGATCGCCATCAGTATCAGTCATGTATCCAGGGATTGATTCCAAGATAGTAGCTACTTGTGGTCCACATACAACAAAGTTGGCACCGCCACGCAATGTTAATTTGTGAATCTCATTAGATACTTTCTGGATCTTTCCAACTAGTGTCTGATACCATTCAAAACGAGTACCGTAAAAAGTGGTATTCGTGAATCCGTCGGCACCATTGTAGTCGTTACCCTGTCTGACAGACCAGTAATCAACAGTCTGTGCATCAGTGATCAACATATCCAGGATTTCTAAATCAATCTCCATGGAGACGTATTCGGTCAACATAGCGGTTAATTCAGCTTCACCATCAACAGAGTGATAAGCATTAAGATCCTGTGCTAATTCAGGCGTCCAGACAGCTTTTAACTTTCTGGTTTTTGCCACGATAGCTCGGGATTTTAATTCTATATCAACCTGTGGAATCTGTAAAGAATCCGTAGATGCATCTCCACCAACATCTTCAAAGTCACCGCGAGCGGCTTCTGATGTCAGTTTTGGATATTGAACCGATACTGCACTATTTTTCATGGATGCTGCATCACCTGAATTGGCTGAAGCAGAAACAAAGAAAGTAATCGTTCCAGCTGTGTAATCTTCACCGGTGATACTGGTGAGTTCCGGAAAGAATCGATGGACTCCGTCTTGACCCGGTCCAATTAGACTACCGTGTGGGTTATCAGTACTGATAGCACCAGATACGAAGTTTGTAGCCCTGATGGCTGATTTATCGATGTCTGTTGCGGCTAATGCTTCAGTTACTTTAAAGATCTTGCCAGCATTCACGGAAGAACTCAACTCAGTATTAAAGTTGACGTCTTTCCAGGTTGCCAATGTGGCAGTCATAGCACCAGCAACTTCAGATCCAGTAGCCATGGAATATCCATAACGACCTGCACCGTAAAAACCACCAGCATAGCTGTCGTCACCATAAGGTGCGTTTGATCCGGATGGACTGTATTGACCAGTCTTACCTTGCAATGATGCATTTTTGCCCATTCCACCGCGGGTAGATCCATACTGGAAATCCAGATAGAATATTAGACCGGAAGGTAGATTCATCGGTTGAACAGAAACGAATTCCTGCGCAGCGATTTCACCAAAGATCCTACGGACCAACGGTAAAGCTACACCAGACCATTCTTCATCACCCTTATAGGCACCAGCAGCGCCGGCGCTTGGGCTTGTTACAGAAGCTTCTTTGATCAATTCACGGGCTTGATTTTCAAGCAATTGGGCCATTCCGCCTCTCTTGAAATCACCATCAAGTCCATCAAGCAAACCAGTACGGTCCCATTTCTCAACAAGTTGCTTCGCTACTGCGCGCTGTTCCTTGTATTGGGATGCACCTAATAGAGCTTCATTAATATAATTTGACATTTATTGTCTCCTAATTAGATTTGTTCAAACCTGCTAGTTTTCTGAACCGGTCTGCAACTTGAGCTTCCTCAGAGATCACCTTACGGATCGCCTTTGAAGGTTTGGTTGAGCCGGTTTTGCTACTGGCTGATTCGGTTATTTTAGATTTACGTACGGGCTTTGAATCACCAAAGTTCTCTGCTAGAGTGCTATAAACCAGTTTAATCTCTCTGGTTGTTTGCGCTCTATCAAAGGTTTCGACTACTCTGAGCTTTTGACTGTTGTCAAGTGCGTATTCCTTAAATAGTTTGTTAGTAAATAAGAGTTTAGCATTCAGGATATTCACTTCGTGAATCTTGTCCTTTAAAAAAGTAACAGCTGCTTTGTACTCGTCCAGTTCAGATTGAGTCTTCGCCAATTGTTCCGCCATATCTTCGACATGATCAGAATTTTTGTCGCCTTCAACGTTGTCCGGATATGCATCATCTTCTTCTGTCAAATCAACGTCATAGGATTCTTCCTTAACATCGTCTTCAACTTCAGCTTCAGCTTCGGCTTCATCGTCGCCTTCACCCTCTGACATGTCTTCAACATGTTCAGAGTCTTTATCACCTTCAACGTTGTCCGGATATGCATCATCTTCTTCATTGATTTCTGCTTCAAGCTGTCTCACGATAGCTTCCAGGTCCAATTCATCTTCTGGTTCCATTTCTGGTTCCATTTCTGGTTCCATTTCTGGTTCTATTTCAACCGGAACTTCTTCATCCCCGGGGATTTCATCATCCTCCATGTATGAACCTTCCAGTTCTGGTTCCATAGGAATTTCTTCTTCTGGTTCCATTTCTGGTTCTATTTCTGGTTCTAACTCGTCATCGTCTTCTGCCAACTTAGCAGATAGCATCGATTGTAGTTGTGGGGTGAATGCTTCCTCAAGTGCCATTTTTGCATTTGCGAGTGCAGTTTCACGAACCGCGCGCGCGTCAGCAATGGCTTCTTTTAAAAGATCACTCATGTATCTTCTCCAAATATTTATATGTTATTTGTAATATAGTTATTATAGGAACTATAATAAAATTCAATTTATTTTTTAGACTCTGTAAAAGTGCGGGACAGAGTATTGAACTATATATAAATATAGATATGTATCAAATTCATATGAATTATTTTAACTAATCTAGATCTTTCTGGTGTTTTGCGCGGAGTTTTGCCAAATTCTTTATATGTCTCCGCTTTCTTGATGGTTTTTCGTAAAAAGATCTGCGTTTTATCTCTAGCATGAGACCGCTGTTTTTTACCTTCTGCTTGAATATAGACAGCGCCTTTTCAACGTTATTGTCTCTGACAGAGACGGCTAGACCCGGAAGATTATTCCGCCGCTTTTTTCGTTGTTTCACTCATAACCTCTTTAATTATATCTTTCACTATGGATCGCAATCTGGATTCCTGCAATTTCTTTAAATACTCAGTTGCTAAGTATCTTTCCTTACCATACTTGGCTTCCGTCCATTTCTTTCTGAGAGTCTTTGGCATCGTTTCATAATCTTCTGACATCTGATTGTTTACAAACCAAGCCACTCTTCGTGCGTCTGCATTGACGAGCCTTCTGTATCGGTTTTCTTCCAAACCTTTCATCCACCTTCTGATCTCTTTTACAGTTGTTCTTTTCATCGTTTATAGCCCTCAAAGTTTTCTGTTACTCTGTTCCAGTCTATAATATTAAATATCTTGACGAGGAACTTTTTTCGTATGAGTTTAAGCATCATCTTCATCTTCGATCAACTGTGCCTCACTGAGACAGCCTCGTGAAACGGCGGTGTGGGCGTCTTCAATCAATATGATTTCACTGACCTGCAGCGGAAATGTATCTGGATCGAACTGCTCATTAAACACATCTATGAATCCCTTCACTAGTGAAGTTCCGCCCCCAATAACAATTGGAACGGGATCTGGAAAGTTTGGTACATTGGCTGTTCCTTCAAACTGCGCCTTTAGATTAGTCAACAGATAAGTCACCAATGCACCATAGTAGGATCTCAGGGCATGCATCACAGCATACTCCTCAGAACCTTCTCCATAAATATCCTGTATGACTCCCTTCGTCAGATCTAACTGATTGGATGTTTCTTTTATATTCGTCACCTTGGCAATTGGTACTCCCGTATCCATACTGACGTTATTATCGATCCAATCTCCTCCTCGGGATACTGCAAAACTTAGAGCCGTCATTCCCTGGTACATTACGGCAATGTTGCACATTCCGGCTCCCATAGAGATGCTGACACCTGTGAGCTGATTGTCCACTAATCCTTCATAGCCTAGAGCTACGGCTTCTTCAACCTTCTTAGCAGTGTACCCATAACTCTCTATGATGGCCTGTAGGACATCTTCATGGTATGAAATTTCTCTCTCTACATCGATTGGTTTGGATGGAACACAATACACACAGACTTCTTTTGTTTTTGGCTTACCGACTAGTTCTCCGATGATAGCATTCAAAATCGGTAAACTGTCCTTTTCTGCTGGATTGAGCAGTCCATCTCTCATAGGTCTCTTCAGGGTTGCTGTATTGAAGATTTGTGCGTAGTTGAATGCGTGTTTACCCACGATGTGGACCTTGCCGGCCTTTTCTACAAATGGTATGTTTTGTCGTTTAAGCATCCTCTTGGCCTGTTCAGGATCTCCATCAACAGTGAGAAATGCATTACGTTGTTTTTTGATTGAGTCTTCTCTTGCGGATATGTAAAAAGATGTTCCGCAGTCTAATCCTACTGGCATGTATAACCCCCTAAGCTGAATGAACAGATATGTTCATCTTTATCATTTGTTCTATAACATCGTCAAAATACTTTGATGGAACAGTTAGTATTCCCTTGTTTCCCTTCTGGGACAGTGTGTATCCGACTTTGGCTTTCGGTCCCGCTAATGGTATCCTGAGTTTTTTCATGATTGCCAGGAGCCTCACTTTAGATGCTCTGTCGGTTGGAACTCCTAATTTTTGAAACTTTCCTTCTTTGATGACTTCTCCGACCAACTCCTTGAGTTCCGATCTAGTCACGGTGACTGATTCTTTGGTCTCATTCACCTGATCTTTCTTACGATGCTTAGTACTTATTTTCTTCCAAACTTTCCAAATGTTATTCATATCATGAACTGTAGAATTTAATCGCATAGCGATCTTTTTCATATAGACATTATATTCTTTTATAGCGGCATCATAATTACTTTGGTTGTTCCAATCATACGTGGCTGTTTCTCTTGGACCATAATCTATTACAGAACCATGTCCTTTAGCCAACTCTTTAAAAACAGCTACAAAAGATCTCTCTGTTTGATCCGGATCGGTTGGATGAACTTCAAACTTTGTATTTAAAGACTCGTTCAGTTTTCCTTCATTTACGGATTCATTTAAATTCTTTTTCATATATTTTAATTGCAATTCCATATAATTCGCAACTTCAAGAAAATCTTCATCATTTTGTTGTCTGTGATATTTCTGTAGATTTTTTACTTCTCTGGCAAGAATTGTAATAAACTTTTTAGACATATTCCAACCCTTTGGTGATACAGCTTCATTTACGGATTCATAAACATCTAAATCTGATTTTTTAAAATCTTTCAAATTCTTTACGACTTGTGGTAACTTACCAATTTTACCAATAACAAATTTGTTAGGTGAAACATTCAAATGTAAGTTTCCCTTTTTATCAACCGTAAACGGCAGGACATCTTTTCTCTTATTAGCTTGAACTTGATAGAACCCACCCCATATAAACTTACCACCTAACCACCCACTTTTCATTGGTGTATATTTTAGTTCTTTAATACCAGCAGTTTTTAATGCTTTGGAAACCCACTTCCACATCATTTCACCAGACCAATCAACGCCAGTAGCA